TAAAAAAGAGGGGTTACCCCCTCTAATGATTTGAGTCTTATGTATGACTCACATGAGATTTTTAACGGAAACGCGACGATAATAGCGGTTGCTATTAGCGGTGATGCGACCAAGACCCTGATCAAGACCCTCCGCAAATGGGTTGGAAACAAGACCGTAACGAGTCTTAAATCCGATTTTGGGTTGGAAAGTGTTCTCACCAACGGCGCGAACCATTTGGAGAGGAACATAAGGACAGTAGAATAGTCCAGCATCATAAGGGCTTGAACCCTTATAACCTACAACGTAGAACTGGTTAGCAGATACGTTTGCTGAATAAGGATCAATATAAACGCGATACTTACCTTGGAGAACACCAGCAAAGGTGTTACCAGTATCATCTACCTGAAGATTTGCGTTAAGTGCAGGGGTGTAGTCGAGCACACCCGCCATGGTGAGAGCAGAAGCAACGTCAGCTGAAGACATAATCATATTACCCTTCCCTCTACGAGTACGCTGTGCAATTGCGTTAGCATCGCGCTCGATTTGGAAGATAAGACCCTTAAATTTCTCAACTGACCAACGACCATTGGAGTCAACGTCTAGGTCAAAAGTACCAGGAGTTGCAGTGTTAACTTGAGCACCAGTTTCAGCGGTCTTATAGATGGTACGAATAACTTCACGGTTAATCTCAGCAAGAATCTCAGTAGAGAGAATGTTTGCGAGTTCCGCTTCAGCATTCAGACCATGAATTGCCTTAAGGTCCTGAGCAAGTTCAAGACTGTATTCTGCTTTTAGAGCACGACTCTTAGCAGTTACAGTGACCTTCTCGATTGAGAAAGCCATTTGGTTGAATTGTGAACTATTTGCTTCACCGAGACTCTCAGCGTCCTCAGTATCCATACCGCGACCAACGGTATAAGCAGATTGAGTTGCGTTGGAGCTTGGGTTAAGTAGACTTGGGTTGCTACCACTTTGAGCAGCAGTAGTACCGAAACCTACCGCACCGCCATCAGAGTTAGCGACATAACCTGAACCAAGTCCAGCAGCGTCGCGTGATGTACCCTGAGCAGAGAATGCGGTATCAACTTCATCGAAGAAGGTTTCAGCACCACTCTGATTGGTGTAACGTGAACGCATTGCGAAGATGAGTCCGGTAGGACCATTCATTGGTTGAACGCCACAAAGGTCATATGCAACCAAGTTAGGCATTGAACGTCTAATCAAGGAGATTAGAACTGGGTCGAAACCTTGAAGTGCGCCAGTGGCACTACCACTCATACCAGCAACGGCACCACTAGAAGTGGTAAAGTTGGTAGGTGATTCATAAAGGAAGGAACGCTCTTCACGAAGTTCGCGCTCTTGGTTTTCTAGCAGGATTGCGGTTACCGCTCTACGATGTGAATCTTTGATAGGGTCCATTCCTTGATAGTCAAGGATTGGTGACCACTTCTCCTGCAAATATTCTGCGTTTTGCATTTGCATTTTTGTTTACCTATGTTAAAAGTTTTGTTTGACTGTATAATTTAAAAATCACTTCTTAGCGACTCTACTAAGAGTCTGAAGATATGCCTCCATCATTGGAGAAACTGATTGAGTCTCTTCGTAGGAAACCTCCTCAGAGAGGTTCTCGGTATAGTCTCTTTGAGTACCAGCATTTTTAGGGAAATATGATTCCCTTAGAGTTACTAGTTTCTCACGATAGTTTTCCTCACCATCAAACTCAACATTTTCGGCAAGAGAAGCGAGTTTGTCTTTCTGAGAAAGTGCTAGACCCTCAGCGACATCTGCAAAAATTACATCAGCAACTGACTCTGCTAATCTTCTATTAAGAGCAACGTTTCTATCGATTTGCTCGTTGAGTTTTTCTTCCATTTCATCAAGTTTATCTACCATGCTCTCGATTACATCATATCTATCTTCAGGGATTGAAACATAATGATCTTCAAAAAGACTCTTCATTCCTTGAAGGAATGATTCCGTCATTTCAGTTTTAAGTCCGTGTTCAACGGCGAGCGCATTCTCTTGAATCCACTCATCGGCAACATACTCAAGGTATGCATCTACACGGTCAGTTAGCTCTTCTTTAATTACTTGAATTTCTTCAATTAAAGCATCCTGATACTCTTCTTCAAGAGCCTCTTTAATTTCACTGACTTTAGTTCTAATAGCCGCTTCAAAAATTGTGCGAGCTTTTTCTTGGAATTCTTCGGAAAGGCTTTCACCTTCAAGAAGAGCATTAACATCTTCATCGATGTCAAGTTCGTAGTCTTCTTCTACTCTTTTCTTTTTTTTGCCGTTGTTGTCATCATCATCATTATCATCATCGTCATTTTCGTCATCTTCATCATCTTCGTCATCTCCATCTGATGCCTCAGTTACTAGTTCATCATCTTCATCATAATCAGCTTCATCATATGAGGTATCATCAACTAGTTCATCTTCATCTTCAGTTTCTTCCTTAACCGCACCTTTTGCTAGGTGTGGCATAGGGTCTGCGGACTTTGCACCCTTATTGACAACATTTCTAACCTGTGCTAAAGTTGCACCAGGAGTTTTCAATTTTGCTGAGTCATCATCAGACTTATAATTTTCTGGAGTAGGTCCGCCAAGGTCTTCCCAACCTACGGATTGACCAGCAGGAATACCTGTGGTCAATTTTGGCATAGGTTCAGCTGGCTTAGCTCCTTTGGTTACTACGTTTTCCATTTCTTGTAAATTTTTACCAACGGACATTTTAGAGCGATTTGTATAATCTATATTTATTTATTAAATCAAAGATTTGAAAGAAACTCATTAAACAATGCCAACTTATGTTCTTCAAGAATTCTCTGGTCAACTAGTGTATTAATTCTTCTATTTGTTTTTTCCACTAATTGCTCGGTAAGGTGACCATTTACAAATACCCATTCTTTCCCTTCCATAATTCCGTTTACGAACGCATCAGGGGCAGAAGGATCTGCTACAATGTC